GATGAGTTAGATGTTTTTGGTCTTAAATTAGAAAAAGCGGCAACTACGGCTTCTGATTTAGCAGTGGGTTTGAGTTTAGAATTTGCAAAAGAAGGATTGGGTGCTTATTTAGATTTAGCACAAATTGGGTTAGAAGGATTAGTTGGCGATTCAAATGCTTTACAAAGAATTCAAAAACAAGGAAATAAATTAACAGAAGAACGCATATTAAAAGAAAAAGGTTTGTATGGTTTGTCCGGTTCTGTTTTAAGTGAATTAGAAAAACAGGGTAAAACCACAAAACGCCAACTTACATACAGCGAAATATTGAAAAAAATTCAGGCTGATATTTTGGCTAGGGAAAAAGCGACAACTAAAGAAAAAAGAGCGCAACAGGAATTAGAAAAAAAGAAGGCTGAATTATCAGCCATGTTTGATCTAGATCGTATTAACCTACAAGCGGCGTTAAGCCGTAAGTTATCTGCCGAAGATGAGTTGCGTGTAAAGATATTACAAAAATTGGCAGATGGCACTAAATCCGCCGTTGATGAAGCACAACGCTACGCTGATGTGTTAAAGGTAATTGAAGATGGTCAAATCACCACTGGCGAAATTGAAATGTTATCTCAAAAGTGGGGCATAAGTACAACTGCCGTAAGATTATATTTAGAACAATTGTTGAAGTCTAATGATGAATTACGCAAAATGTTAGGTTTAATGGATGAACTTAAAAACAAACAATTAGAGTTATTAAGAGCGCAGGTTCAAACCAGCATTTCCCAAATTAGGCCACAAATGAACCAATTACAAGAAATTATTTTGCGTGCTAATGTACAAGAATCTTTAACAAAAGCCGCACCTGCCGTACAAGGATTGAAAGATATATTAGCCGGGATTCCTAGAATGGCAGATGGTGGTATTGTAAATCAACCTACCTTAGCCTTAATTGGTGAAGCCGGATCAGAAGCGGTAGTGCCATTAGATCGCATGGGTGGAATGGGTACTACTGTAAATGTTAATGTAGCCGGATCAGTTATATCAGAGGGTCAATTACAATCTGTAATTCAGGATGCTTTGTATAACTTAAACCGATCAGGTGCGGTAACTCAATTAACTAACTTAGGAAGATAATGCCAGCCGCAATATTTAGGGCTGAGATTGATTTCTCAGGCGGTGCTTCATTTGATCCCGCACTGGTACTAGATGATCCTTCAACACCATTAGATGCTGCAGTATTAGGTACAGCCGCCGCAGAAGTAGTTAATATAACAAACTTTGTAACTCAATGTTATATTAAGCGTGCATTTAATAGATCATCAGATTCTTTCACTGGTGGTACTGCACGCATTACCTTTGTTGATGAAACAGGTGAGTTTAATCCGGCTAATACAAGTTCAAGTTTGTTTGGCAAAATTAAACCTATGCGTAAGATTCGCTTTACGGCAGAGTATTTAGGTGTTACATATAACTTAGGTTCTATGTATGTACAAGAATGGAATTACCAAAGCCCTACTGGATTTGATCCAGCCTATGTAACTTTGTCATGCGTAGATGGATTCCAATTATTAAACTTAACTACGATTACATCAGTGAGTGGTGGCACTGCCGGACAAACTACCGCACAAAGAATTACAACTTTGTTGGATGCCGGTGAATGGCCAGGCGGTATGCGCGACATATCTACAACCACAACCACAACAGTACAGGCAGATGCCGGTAGTTCAAGATCATTACTGGCCGCGTGCCAAGAAGTTGAAGCCACTGATTTAGGTTCTTTTTATATGGATCAACGCGGCTATGCAAAGTTCTTATCACGCACTGACATTATTACCGCATCAGGTGGCACGGCAACAGCCTTTAGTGATGTACCAGGATCAGGTGATGTTACCTATCAGGCAGTGGAATTTGATATTTCAGATTATCAGATGATCAATAAAGTAACAGTTACCCCAACTGGATTGACCGGGCAAACTGCCAGCGATACGGCAAGCATTGATGATTACTTTCAGCATAGCCGGGTAAGAAGCGGCATTATGCAAACAGAAGCGGATGCGCTAAATCAGGCACAAATGATTATTGCAAGCCGAAAAGAGCAAGGCGTAGATTTACAGTTAAACTCATTAACAGTTGATGCCTTTGGTGAGGATGATTCTAGCCGGGTGGTAGCCGCTTTAAATTTAGATGTATTTGATCCAATAGAAGTAACTCAAACCTTACCTGCCGGCAATGTGGTTACAGATAGCGTAATAACAGGCCTTACCTATCAAATCACCCCTAAATCTTTTTTGGTAACTTTTACTTGCGCTCAGCCCTTTGCATCAGGTTTATTGCTAGACTCTGTTGTTGATGGAATTTTAGATGAAGATTCATTGGCCTATTAGGAGATTATAGATGGCAACCTTTTCAGTTGGTCAGGTATTAACGGCGGCTCAGATGAACTCTATCGCCAACCTTTCAGTTAGAGCAGTTACAAGTACATCAGATACATTGGTTTTAACTGATGCAGATAACAAACTTATTACATATTCAAATACTGGTACAACAACAATCACTATACCGCCATTCACAGATGTAGCAATAACAACAGGATCAGTAATAAATATTATTAAAATTGGTGCGGCTGGAACTGTATCTATTGTGCAAGGATCAGGTGTAACAATCGCTTCTACTGGTACAACATCTACTAATCCAACAATAACAAAAACATTTGGTGCGGTATCTTGCATTAAAGTAAGTACAGATAGTTGGTATGTGGTTGGTAGGGTTGCCGAATAAATAATGAATATTTTAGGGATATTAACACAACCATCTGCCGTAGCATTGCCACAAGTTATTGATTATTTAGTTGTTGCTGGTGGTGGTGGCGGTGGTTCTGCCAATTTTAATGGTAATGCAACTTCAGGCGGCGGTGGTGCTGGCGGTTTAAGAAGCACTGTAACCGCAACAGGTGGCGGTGGAACACTTGAAAGTGCTTTAACTTTAACAACTGCAACAAATTACACAGTAACTGTTGGTGCTGGTGGTGCTGGTTCGCCAGCACAAGGCAGTAATGCTAGTAATGGTGTCAATTCTGTTTTTTCTACAATTACTTCAACTGGTGGCGGTTATGGGTCAACACGTGAAGCAAGTGGTATAAATAGTGCGGCCAATTCTGGTGGTTCAGGTGGTGGTGGTGGTAATGGCCTTAATGGTGCAGCGGGTACAGCCAATCACGGTTTTGCAGGCATTAACGTTGCTGGTGTTGCTGGTCTAGGTCTTGCTGTTGCAATTACTGGTTCATCTGTAACTTATGCAACTGGAGGTCGTGGTCGTCAATCAAATGCTGTTGATGGAACTGCTAATCTTGGTATTGGTGGAGATGGTGGAAATACTGTAGGAACTCCAACCAGAGGTGGTAATGGTGGTTCAGGTGTTGTAATTTTAAGATACCCTGGCACTTTTACAATTAGCAATCCTGGTGGTGGTTTAACTCTTTCTACTGCTACAAGTGGATCATACAAAGTTACAACAGTTACAGCAGGAACTGGGAATGTGAGTTTTACATAATGGCACATTACGCTTTTTTAAATGAAAATAACATTGTTACCGAAGTTATAGTAGGTATTGATGAAACTGAGTTAATAGAAGGATTGCACCCTGAAATTTGGTATGGCAATTTCAGAGGTCAAACTTGTAAAAGAACTTCATACAATAATAGAATTAGAAAACAATACGCAGGCATTGGTTATAAATATGACATAGATTCAGATGTATTTATTTCACCACAACCTTATACATCATGGTCATTAGATAATAACTTTGATTGGCAACCCCCAACACCTATGCCAAAAGAAGGCAAGTGGTATTGGGATGAAAAAAATGAGCAGTGGCAACCATTAGAGAACTAACTAGCCCTAACGGATGGCCGGCTAGTGAGGATCGCAAGGCATTAGGCATTGAAACCTTTACAGTGCCAGGCACAAAGATTAGGTTTGCATGTGCCAAAGCCGTTGCACCAATCCTGGTAAGTTTTGCTAAAGATTTCCATGAGTTAGTTGAGCCAATAGATCAAGGCCAACTAGATGATTGGGGTTATGCCTTTAGGCAAACCCGGGGATCAGATAGAATTTTAAGTAATCACGCATCCGGCACGGCCATAGATTTAAATGCAATTAAGCATCCTTTGGGCAAGTCAAATACATTTAATAAGGATCAGCGTAATACAATTAACCTACTCATAACTAAATATGGTTTGACCTGGGGCGGCAATTACAAACGGCGTAAAGATGATATGCACTTTGAGATTGCGTTAGATCAGAATGAAGTTAAACAAAAAATAAAAGAGTTAGGATTAAAATGAAGTTAGATAAAAAGAAAAAAGAAATTCTAAAGTCTTACCTAAGAAGCGTTGCCGCCGCATCTATTACAACTGCATTAGCGTTAATTGCAGATTGGAACGCTGAGTATGCAATTTTGGCTGGTGCTTTAGTCGCACCTTTGGCACGCTATTTTGATCCTAAAGATGACAAGTTTGGCATCAATAGTAAATGACCATGAATGACATCCTTGCATTAGCGGTATCAACTGTAACAATTGTTGGTTCGCTAGTGGCATCAGTGCGTTGGCTGACTAAACACTATCTAAGTGAGTTGAAGCCTGACAATAATGGCCGGCATAATCTAGAAGGCCGTGTATCACGCATTGAAGAAAAAATAGACACGCTATACGAAATCCTTATATCTAAGAAGTAAGTCAGCCTTATCCCCTACCCTATGGCCATGAAGATGTGCGTGG